AACGCAGTGTGCGGATAACGCAGGCGGGCATCGATAACTTCAGTTATGCCCTGAATCTGCGTCTTGTTCTGGAGCATCTGGCTGGTGCTATCCGCAGTGTCACGTACCACGCGGAGTTGCCAGCCGGCACTAGCTTTCGGCAGGTTAATGCGGTGCGTCAGTTCGTACAGGGAACTGAGCTTTTCTGTCACGGTCCTGGTAAGAACGGTGCCGTATGCGCCGCCGTCCACCGCAAGATCGATATGGTAAGAAACCGTCGCGCCAGCGATATCTCCGTTTTCCTGTTGCTCCATCAGGGCAGGTATTCCGACGCGTACCAGCACAGCATCAAGTTGGGTGTTACTGATAGCTCGAGTCCATGGTACAGCTTTCGTCAGTGATACCCCTATACTGGTTTCATTTTCCACTGCGGGAAAGCCGGGGATCGGTGTCTGGGTTTGGGTGCCGGGGCGAAAATCCCATGAGACCCCTTCAAAATTCATTGAGCCGTCGGCGTTACCCAGCGGCGTACCGTCCAGGTAGATCTTTGTGGCATCCAGTCCACCCGCGAACTCACCTTCACCCAGCGCCAGTAAGATTCGGCAGCGCGCCATGGACTGGGCTGAATCCGGCTGTTCCACAGGTGTATGCTGTTTCTGACTGCCACCCTTTGCACCAGTGATTGTTGACATATTGCGTCCATAAAAAAAGCACCCCTCGGATGCTTATTAGTGAAAATTTATCAGTCAGATATCTTCTGCGACAATGCCCGCACTGATTATGGCGCCGCCAATCTCCCGCTCGCCATAAAGCACTGCCACGGGGTTGCCCATGGCGAGAGAATTAACAGAACCTCCAAACGCATAGCTTGGTTTATTTTCAGGATCGTCACGTCCCTGCAGCCCCTTAGGCTGCGGGGACAGCATCTGATAAATGCCCCCGGCCATCATGCCAATACCTGCAGAAATCATTGCTCCGCCAACAGGAGCAGCCCAGCCGGCAGTGCCACCTGAAACGATAATCCCGGCAACCACCATTACGGCACCGAGTATGGTCTGAAAAATTCCGGCCTTCTTGGCACCTTCCATCACCGGCGCGATACGAATATCGCTTTCACCGCCGAGGCTCTGGTAGTCTTCCATCCCGATATTCCGCTTCCCCCGGAACACGGCGAACACCATGCCGTTTTTTTTGGCATTCATCAGATATTCTTCAAGTCCGTCAAAATTAATGCAGAGGGCTTTAACTGCCTCCGCTGAGGTCTGGACTGCCATTTTATGAACGCGTCCGAAGCGGGCACCGAGTGCGCCATAAAGACGAATGGTTGTTAAACGCGCCATGGTTTGATCTCTTTCGGTAGTTTTTTATGGCGGACGCAAATCATCGTTCGATCTTTGAAATACCCGCGGGCATAAGGGGTAATGCAGGAAGGCTGCCCGTAAAGGTGGTGCAGTAATTCTCCCTCCTCAGTGATGATGCCGGCGTGGTTCCACTTGGCTGATTCAACCTGCATGATGACTACGCATCCGGGTACCGGGTCGCATTCGGCGAACCCCTCTTTCTCCCAGTTATCGAAATAGAGATTGTCCGGGTAATGGCTTTCCCACCAGGGATAATCAACGCGAAAGTCGTTGAGCGTAATTCCCTGAGTTGCATGCCAGTCCATTATCAGCCCCCAGCAGTCGTGAGAGCCCAGAATAAACGGACGACCTACCAGCGGAATGGCATCAGGCGTTATCTCGGCATATTCGTCGCTGTCCGGTGCGTAAATACCCCACACCACACCAGACTGGTTGCACTGCTGCCGATCAAGAGCTGAAGGGATAGGCCGCGCGCCATCGCCAGGATGCGAGTGAATAACCCGCACAATGGTTCCTGTATCTTCTGCGTTCGCCCAGTGTTCCCCATCAATACGGAAATGTTCAGTCGGGTTTTCGTGGCTGTTTGGTACCGGGAGGTAGCGCTGACGCCTGCCGTTCTGAATGACGAAGCCGCAGGCCTCGCGTGGCGATTCCTCCACAGCATGCGCGCGGATCGCCTTCATGATAGTTTTATTCACAGGAATATCCGGTTATCGGTTGAAAAGTACAGTGGCCGGGAAGCCGCCAAAATCAAGAACGGCAGTATTTGGCTCCGCAAGGCCAGCGCCAAAACGCTTCCGGCAATCGCTCATGCAACCGCCACAAACGTCGAGGGCGGGATCACCTACCGGGTTGCCTTTGGCATCGAAATACGCCGTACCGTTGTAGGTGCAGCCGTCGCCGCTACGGTACTGCCCGCGTAACGCCCATTCACACAGCGAGGTAATTTGCCGCGTTGGGATCACAAGGTTCTGCAGGTCTGCCGGGCTGCTCATGGTCCACGTGATTACTTCATCATCCTCACTGGTTTTCGTGTCCAGCCAGAAGGTCTGAAGCGAGAGCATGGATGGGTCTGCGGTGGGATTAACACCGCCAGGAAAGTTCACGGCATCCAGGTAAACGGCATAGGTGTCGATAATGCTGACTTTCGCATTTACCATATCCTTGAACTGGAGGCAGAGTGCAGTAATGTGTCCGTCAAGATTCGACACGCTCAGCTTTGGCTCAGCAGCCTGGTCTGTCGAGAGTTCCATGTCTGTCATCTGAAATGGCCAGAACTCGTAAACCTTCCCGTCAAAAATAATCGGCTTTGGCCCAAGCTTGTTTTCGTCGCCTTTCGCGGCGTCTATTTCAGCTGGCGTATGGGGGAACGGGCTGTAATGGAAACGGTGAATGCCCCCACTGAATTCTGAAGCATCAACTTCAACCAGGCGGATCCTGCCACCCGGTGCCAGCATTGCCGCCTGATCGATGAATGCCATTATGCGTATACCCCATATGCCCGTCTGATTGTGAAAATCAACTCGGCGGCATTGTTACTTAACTGGTTCTTTCGGATCGAATTCGCAACGACGCGATACAGTCCTTTCACTTCGCCTGGCGGGGTAATGATGAAGGCTTTCACCGTATGTGCCAGCAGGAATGCGCGGATTTCATTAACCTCTGCATCTTTGCCAACATGTATCATCGGCACCTGAATCGCCGTGGAGTTAATGCCATTCCCGGCGACCTGCTCATACCCATCGCCGAACCGGGCGGTTCGGATAGTCTGATCATACTCAATAGCCCCACCGCCCAGCTGGACGGGCCATTTATAGGTTTCTACGGCCATATTTGCCCCATAAAAAAACCCACTGTGAAGTGGGTTTATTGACTGAAAATAAAAAAACTAGCTACTGCCAGTTTTTTCCGCGAATTGAAATGTGCGATTGCCGTCATCTGTTTCAATACATGTGGCTTTGAAATTTTGTTCAAGCCCAAACTTATTCTTTGCGCTAAATTCCTGCAACGCGTAGTAACGGCCATCATCTCCTTTCCAGCGCTCGCTATCAAAGGCTGACATATCTAATGTGCTTTTGTTGATGACCGAAACCTTAATTCTTTTTTCACACCAATTTCTAAGACTATCTAATCGATTATTAGCTATTTCTCTTGCTTCATTACGAGCCTTATCTTCTTTAGAAGGAGAACTAATTATCGATGCCGTTAATGCAACGATCAGAAGTAGTATTAAACCCCCAATCCCTTTAAATAACTTTTTTATCATTATCCTCACTCTCATAAATACTAAGTGAGTCCAATCCTAACAAAGACGCACAACAACTCAACGATAGCTGATGAATTTATGACATCAAGCAAAGGTGAAAAGCCCACCTTAGTGGGCTATCTACCTTTAACGAAGTTATAAATCAGGCCACCATTCTTCAGGTGCTTCTGCACGACCAGTGTGGCGGCATTCTGTAACTCTTCAGCGAGCGCCCTGCCCATAACATCACTTGAACTGGTGGTTTGAGCGGATGCATTGCCACCAGCCTCAACATGAACGGTTGTCTGTATTACAGGGGCAATTCCGGCCCCACCAGCGTCAGCCGCAAGCCCGTGCATCGGCGCCCTACCGACATAACCTCCATCAGCATAGCCCTGTGCGGCACGCATAATGGCGTAGAGATTATCCACGCCCAGCGCTTTCGTGGCCTCCTTGGTAAAGACAAACTCACCGCCATGTACCACGCCTTTAGGTTCAAATTTACCGCCATCTCCAGTATACCCGCCCTCGTCATACCCTGGCGGCCGGTAAGAAGGTACAGCGAACGACTGACCTGCTCCACCGCCTGAGGATGACGCGTTGCCGCTTATCCAGCCCATTGCCTGCTGCACGGCGTAAGCCACCAGCAACCTGTTTATGACTTCAGCGATCATCTTCATCATCGACGCGGCAAAGCTTTTGAAGCTGGCTTTTCCGGTAGTAACAAGGCTCGTCAGCATATCCGAAATCCCGCCGAGTGTTGACTGCGCGATACCCTGCATTGAGGCATAGACATTCGTTGCTGAGTCCAGGTACTCAGCCCAGCCCTTTTTAGCGCCAGCCTGCCAGTTGTTGCGCAGTTCATCCTCAGCGGAGTAATAATCGGTGGCGGCCCTGAGTTGCTGTCGGTAACCGTAAT